CGTCCTTGTCCCAGTCCGGCGGCGTGTTCGTACCCTTGTTAATGATTCCGCCGACGCTCATCGGCCGTGCGTTCGTTCCGGGCTTCGCAACGACCGTCTTCTTCTTCGGAGCAGCCTTCTTCGCCTTAGCCTTCTTTGCAGGCTTCTCCTCTTCGAGGTTGTCGTCTTCCTCGTCCGTCTCTTCCTTCTTACCCCGTGATAAGCGTTTAGCCATTTCAGCTCCTTTGCGTCGGCACACCACCTAGGATAGCTTTGGTGGGCTGTGCCCACGAAAAAGAGGAGACCTGCGCTGGGGGCAACAGGTCTCCGTAGGGAAACGAGCTAGTGACGAGAGAGACGCTTGCGTGCCGCGAAAAGCAGTCCAGTTCCCAACAGCACCATCGAAGCGGGCTCAGGAACAGGAGCAGGCGGCGGATCTTCATCAAACGGCGTCGGCGTCGGTCCCGCGGTAATCAGGAACAGGCGCTCCGCGCCATCGTTGAAGGTGCCCATACCAAACGTGAAGACCAGTTGCCGCGTACCCGCTGGCGCACTGAACGGTGTGTAGGCTTGGCCCAAGCAGACCTCGCTCACACCAGACCCCACGATGGGGCCAGAACAGCCAGCCGAGGCCACGTAGTCCGTGTAGCCCTCGCCCTGTGCCGTCACTGGCACGGTGAGCGGTGTGCCACCCAGCGTGTAGCCACTGCCAATCGGATTGCCGTTCACGTCCAAGAACGTGATGGTCATGTTGGTGAGCGTCTGCAAATCACCACCCTGATTGACATCCAGTCCGAGGAAGAAATCCCGGCCCACGTTTGTGGCGAACTGCAAGAGTTCACCCGGCGAATCGCCGTAGGTTTGCACCAGCGGATTCGGGCTGAACACCTGTGTGCTCTGCACGAAGTCGGGGAACGCAAACAGCAATTGGTTGCATCCGTTCTGGCCGTTGCCAGAGAAAATGCACGGATTCACGCCGCCATTCTGATACTGATCAGGGGCGGAGAAGATGTCGATAGCCGCTGCGTGAGCAACAGCAGGCGTCAACAGAAGGAGGAGGGGGAGGAAGAGTTTCTTCATGACTATCTCACCACCTTACGACGTACGCGAACCGCTGCAAGCAGCCCTGTCCCGAGTAAAAGCATCGTCGCAGGCTCAGGTACTGGCTGAATATCCGCAAGCATCGTCTGCCCGCGATTGATCAGGCTTCCGCCCCCTGCAAGGTTCATTGTGAAACCCTGCGTCATGGAGAAGAGGTTGAGATCCGCAAAGGGTATCGGTCCCGCATTGCAAGAGAAAGCATCTGCGGCGACCGTTGCGGTCTTCCCACAGGACGAGAGCAGGGTGCCAGGGAAATCATTAAACGTGTCTCCCCCCTGTCCATTCAACATGTCAGCGTACCACTGCATGTTGATGGTCGACCCGATCGCATTCTGGAACGTGCCCGCGCCGCTCGTGCTGATCGACGTAACCGGTCCGATGAAATTGATGCCGCTCACGCTCAGCGCGACAGCAACAACATTCAACGTGTTGTTGATGATCTGCAACGAGGACGAGTTCAGGACGTCGCTCGTCGGGCCGATGATCTGCTGTTGGAACGATCCGAGTACGGTCACGCCTCCCAGCGTGGTCGAACCAAGCGACAAACTACCCACACTCGGATCGAGATCGGGGAGCTGCGTTCCCTGCAAGCAAACGGTGTTGTTATCCGTTGCGCAGAAAAGCACACCGTTGACTGTCCCGGCGAGGATCGGACCTGCCGATGCGATGCCTGAGAGAATGAGAGTGAGTGCGAATCCAACGACGAGTCGCTTCATGCTGCCTCCTGGGGGAGCTTAGTATCCAGTTACCGACGACCGAGTTGAAAGAGCCTGATCATTCACGACTTGAAGGTGACGATGGTGACGTGTGTGGGCATTGACAGGAGCCTGTTTAGAGTCTCCAGCCTTGGAGAGAATGGCAAGACAAGCTGCTGCGCCGTCGACCAGATCCTTGGTTGGGAAAACTGGAAATCCTCGAATCTCCTCCACGAAGTCTGTGAGTCCTCTCCGGATGAAGAGGTCGTGAGTCTCGACGTAGGGAATGAGGGATCGGATGCGTGCATCCTTGTCTCCGATCGGTGGTTCACCTTCCACGGGGAAGTGGTAGTTCAATTCCTTCATTCGTTGGTACAAGGGGAACTTCAAGATGCGCTGAAAGCCTGCGTCTTCGATTGCAGCACGATGCACGCGGTGCTTCTGGTGCAGGGAGATGAACTTAGAGAAGAGGAATCCGGGATTCTTATACTCCGCGTACGCGTCGAGAATGAAGAGGCGAGAGCGGTTGTCCCGCGCCATCACAATCATCGCGTTGCGGCTTCGCCTCTTCAGCTCCCGCTCCGCAAGAGCAGGATCCCAGAACATGACGCGAGTAAGGCTGTCGAAGGAAATCGTGTCGAACTTCGCTTGATCCACGTCTTCGATAACGAGGTTTCCCTCTTTGTCGAAACTGAAGTAGCGTAAGTCCGACTCCCGAAACTCCGCCAGTGCTGGGTCCCTCGGGTTGTTCATGTACAACATGCTGTACATGAAGCTTCCCTGTTTCCGCCTGATCCTGTCGCATGACTCCTCCGGGAAAAGCTTCGGGAAGAAGAAATACGTCTTGTCGGCTTCCGGGGCTGACTCTTCCGGATCCATGTCGTAGATTGTCGGCTTACCCACCTCTTCAGCCTGACGAATGTCCCGCTGAAGGTCTTCCCGTGTCCAGTGGAGAGGCCGTGTGTAAAATGCGTAAGTGCCCGATTCCTGCTCCTTGATTTCGGAGTAGAGGTCGTCGATTCCCCACCGCGTCCCGATGAGAATGTCTATCGCCGTTTGCTCGTCGACGAAGAGCGCTTCGGCCGAGCGGTAGAACGACTTGACCTTGTCGCGGACGCTGGGCTGTTCGAACGACTGCTTGTCTTCGAGGTCGTCCTTGATTTGTATAGTGTAGTGTCTCGACACAATGTGAGAATCAACACCGGCTGCTTCAATCGTGTCTTCGCCATACATCCCGTCGCGTGGAAAGAGAAGGTTCGATTGCGTCCACGTCGTACGCGTGAGATCCGGGATGAGCTCGGGATACACCCAGGCGAGAATCTGATTCCGCTCGACCTGCGTTTGTATGGACTTGATCTGCTTCATCGCGTTGGTGCTGGCCGATGAGCAGAGAAGAATGCGGTGTTCCTTGCCAGGGATGCCCTCAAGCATCGGCTGGACGAGATACCACAAAGGAAGAGACTTGCTGCCAATCGTTGACTTGTAACAGTCGCGAGGGACCAGTAACACCTTACGGAACCTGGCTAAGGGTGGCTCGTTCGGTGTCTGGATGAAAGAGCACATCGGAAGATGCGGATCCTCCTGCAGCAAGTCCCATTTCAAGATGGCCGTAGAGAAGAAGTAGAGGCTCTTGATTCCGTTCTCTCGAAGGAAACCACGCAGCTCATCGCCCTGAGAAGACGTCGGGGGCGAGATCAGGAGTTCTTCCCGAAAGAACTTATCATGCGCCTTCTTCGACAGTATGTCCATCTAGGACCAAACCTGCTTCCAGCGCGCGTCGTTGAAACATCTGAAGTACGTCATTCCCTAAGTTTATCACAATCGGGCGCACATTGTCACGATGTTTCGGCGCGTGGCCCGATCGATCCAGAATGTCCTGTGCGATTTCCGCGGCGAGCTTTTCATCCGACGTACTTTCGCAAATGTCCACAAGCCTCTGCGCCATCTCTACTTCGTACTCGCTGAAGACTTGTCCGACGGTTTTTTCGGGCCGTGAGGACGGAGGGATGTCGTCCATCGTTTTCCGGATGACAAAGTTCTCATACCGCTGATAACGAGGATCGCGACTCCAAGCACGTATAGTATGATACCCATACCCAAGCGCCTTCCCGATTTCTCTCGTCGAAACGTCCGGCATACGCAGCCGAAGCTCGGCCATCATGCGCCATTCATGCCGTACCGGATCGGGATACTCAATTGGAGCGGTCAGGCTGTCGCCCTGAGAAGTTGCCATTTCGGCTCTCCACCTTCCGACTTACATTTCACAGCGTAGCCCCTAGTATACATGCCGAACGGAAGATTGCAAAACGAACGTTTGAATTCCGTGCTCCGAAACCTGCCCGGTTTGAAAGAAGCCGTATACTAAAGTTGGAACTAAAGTTGTTTGGGGGTGAGGGGTGTGTAGATAGGTGGTTAGTGAGGATTAAGTGGTTGGAAGTGAAGGAGATAGTTATGATTAAGATGATGATTAAGTTGTTGTGTGTGATTGTGTTTGTGTTTGTAGGGATAGTATGTAGTGTTGTAGTGTTTGATGGATTGATGGAAGTGTTGAGTGTAGTAGGGTTGATAGGTAGTGGTGTGTTGTTTAGTTGGGAGTTGTATGTATTGAGGATGGGAGAGATAGATAGGGAGATAGATGAAGAGTATATGAGTGAGGAATGGTTAGAGAGTAAGAGAGAAGGTTGGGAGAATGAGGTGTATGATAGAGAGAGTGAGTATGAGATGGAGGTGTTGAGAGATAGGTTGGAAGAGGGTTGTTAGTGTAGGTGAAGTGGTTGGTTGTGGAGGTAATGATTATGAGTGATGTGAAGGTTGGTAAGAAGTGGTTGGAGATGAAGGGGATTGTGTTGAGGAAGGGGATGAGAGAGGGTTGGTTTGAGATGGTTGTGAAGAGGGGAGATGGGAGTTTGGTGAAGATGATTGGAAGGAAGTGTGGGAAGTTTATTAGTGAGGAGAGTGAGGAGTTGGATTTGGGAGAGTTTGGTAAGTTGAAGGATGAGGAGGGGTTTTAAGGAGAAAGAATATATCCCGTAAAGGGATATATTTTTTTGGGAGTATGTATGTTTCGCATCGCCCACCTTGGACCCGCAGGAGACCGCGTTATAGTGGTGTTTAGTGTGGTGAATTGGTTGGTTGTGATGGTTGATATTGTGTTAATCATTAAGGAGAGAGTATGAAAGAGAAAGCGGTTGAGACGAAGTTGACAGGTGCGGAGACAGCGGATAGCGCGTTGGCTCTGTTGAAGAAGAATTACGATTCAGCGACGGTTGTGCAGATGCTGAATCGTGGCGAGTACGATGTTCTGTATCGTAAGGGTCGTCAGACGGTGACGACGGAACAGCGGAAGACGTTGAAGAAGCGTTTGGATCTTCTGGAGAAGGAGTTCATTCGCGGTGGTGGAAGCTTGGCGGATCTGGAGAAGAAGATCAAGGGCTAGGCAGCGGGGGACAGGGTGCTATGCAGTTATGAGCTGCATAGCATTTCTGTCTGAGAGGAGGGCAGAGATGAATATCAGTTATTACATCGATGATACGGACGTTACGATGGACAATCGGGATATCTCAGAGACGATTCTTACGTATAAGGATCTTCCGGGAATCGAGTTCGTCGTAGGGGTCAGGTTCGCGTTGGAGATCGTGAAGAATGCGTTGGAGAATCAGCATGAAGAGCTGAGCGTGGAGACGACTGCATTCGACATTTTGGAAAGGGCATTGGGTGCGTACGATGAGGATGCTACTGCTGAGTGAGAAGGAATACGATCTGTTGAGTACGATCGTGGAAAGAGAAGAGGAGGCTGCGTTTCAGCAGGTGTATCAGATCGAGATCACGAAGGAGACGGTTGACGAGTTCATCAAGCGTTCAGACTATCGATCGAGAATTCGTGATCACGTATGGAGTGCAGATGTCGTTCAGGGAGGCGTAGATGGATAAGTTGTTGAAGATCACGAAGAAGGACGATGGCTCGATCGTTCTGGAAGTTCAGCGGGAAGACGGAACGCGTGTTGAGATCGAGCTGGGGGCGAAGGATGCGGTCGTTCTGAAGCTGGGAGCGGACCGTACAGTGAGGCCGGGATCGTGAACGGGATGGTTCGGACGGAGCTTCTCGAGAGGTGCTTGCAGTACATGCTCGGACTGCAGAAGCACAAGATGTATGTTCAGCAGAGGAACCTGTTCAACAGACGTCTTCTGAAGCAGTTGGAGCGGGGAGAGGATCCGATCGAGAGCGTGAAGCAGTGGAATCGAGATCGGCATGAGCCCGGAGAGATCGATGACGCGACGGCATTGAAAGCGTTGAAGGACTACTTCGGAATGTAAGCAAAAGAGGGAGCCACTTAGGTGGTTCTCTCTTTTTTTGGGAGCCGTTAAGCATCGTCCACCCGATTTTCGGGTGCATCCTTTACCCCACCCCAGGCGTCCCACTGCCGTTTTTGGGACCAACTCCACCCAAACTCACGCTGGAACAGCGAAAAAGGCGTACTTTCGCACGTTCGGCGGTTAGGAATTCAAAAATCAGTTCATATGTTCACGTCAACTGATCGTTTTGTGCTATTTCCGCAAGACCGCGTGTAACTCGCACATTCTAAAAGACCTTCTTCTGTTAATGACAATGATGTTTATTATATTGTATATTGTATTATTGTTATATTATATGTTTTAGGATTTCGATATATTGTTTATAGATTTAGAGGAGCGTCACGCCATCAGTGAGGTGAGCGGAATGATCTTCTTTG